GACCCTCTGGAAGCCCTGGGCGACCTAAGTGAAATGACCGTAGATCAAATTGCTGAAGAGATTGGTAAGACGGTTCGTGGTGTAAAAACTATGATTACTCGTCGCGGCCTGCAAGTAGCAGACTACCCAAGCAAGAAAGAAGCAGTAAACTAATACACTGTTTTCTTTTTTCTCTTAGAGGTGGGGTGCATTCGTACTCCACCTTTATTTTCGCCTAAATAATGTATACAGCTATATGAATATTGCCACCGCTCTTATCAGTTCTATTATCAGAGAACAGGATATAGAAACCTGGGGCAGCTTACGGCTTGAGTATTTACCTAAAGAATTTCATTCAATTTACCGAGCTGTCTCTAAGCACTTTGACTTAGAAAACGCTCTTCCCTCGTTTGACGATCTCAAACTTAGTGTACCCAGTAGAGAAGTAAAAGAGAAAATTACTGCTCTTGAATCTACAGAAGTAGACTCTGAGCCCCACCTTCTGCTGGAATATCTAAAGAACGAGTATACCCAAGATTTAATTTTGGGAGAGATTGATGAATACTTAGATAAGTCAGTAGCGATGTCTAGGGCCGAAGAAAACCTAGAGGCGATGGAAAATATAATCCTAACAGTCAGAGATAGCGTAGAGCTGGATGTTGAGTCTGTAAGTATGCAAAAGATTGAACTTTTTCAAACTGAGGATGAACTTAAAAACTACATTAGTCTTGGACTGAATGATGAATATGATACTGCACTAAGATTTGCTAAACAGGACCTAGTTTTGTTAGGTGGTAGAAGAGGCTCTGGTAAGTCTTTTACCTGTAGTAACATAGCTGTTAACCAATATCTGCAAGGCCACAGTTCTTTGTACTTTAGTATAGAAATGACCAAAGAACAAGTGTTTAGACGAATGGTGTCTATAGCAACAGAAATTCCTTTAGAGAGACTTAATTCTCGAATGATTACAAAATCTGAACTAGATATTCTTGCTAGATTTCAAGCCGGAAGGTTTGAAAACTCCGAGGAGGTACTAGAAAAGTATTTGTCTTCAAAAGACTTTGCTTCGTTTCAAAAGGAAGTTACAAGACTACCCCTAAGAAGGGAAGTTCAAATGGATATCGTGTACGATCCTGCACTAACTCTGGCTAAAATTAAGTCTGAGATAGAACATAGAGTATCTACACAAGATATCACTGTAGTTATAGTTGATTACTTAAACCAAGTAAAAAGGTCCAACATGCCTAGCCGCAATGGTCAGTATGATTGGACTGAGCAGATAGAAGTAAGTAAGGCACTAAAACAATATGCTCAAGAGCACAGCATTTTGGTTCTTTCTCCGTACCAAACTGATGCAACTGGCGAAGCACGCTTCGCAAAAGGCATATTAGATGCAGCAGACTCAGCCTATTCCTTGGAGACATGGGAGCCTGAAGATGCTTGTATAACTTTCGAGTGCAAGAAAATGAGGAATGGCCCGATGACAGATTTTACCAGTGAAATGAACTGGCAAACACTAAAAATCGGGCCTACTCCCACTATGAGCCCTAAACAGCGGGATAAACTAGCCTCAGATCTGGAAGACGGAGAATAAGCATGGAAGTGCAAGAATTATTAACAAAAAAGAAAATACCCCACAAACATTCTGGTCAGGACTATTTAATTAGATGTCTAAATCCTGACCATGAGGATAGAAATCCATCGCTACGAGTTAATAAAGTTAGCGGAGTAATGAACTGTTTCAGTTGTGGTTTTAAGGGCAGTCTTTTTAAGTTCTTTGGAGAAACGGTAAACCAAAGAGATTTACAAAGAAAAAGACTACAAGACAAGATTTTGAGTATTCGAGCAGATAATATAGGTTTGCAAATGCCTAGTAACTATACCCCTTTTATAGGAAGATATAGAACTATTTCAGCTTCTACAATAAAAAAGTATAGAGCGTTTGCTAGTGTAGAGCCCGAATATGCAGGCAGAATAGTATTTCCCATATACGATATAACAGGAAAGATTAGGGCTTTCATCGGAAGAGCTACAGATAGTACAATTACTCCTAAGTATAGAATACACCCGCGAGGTGTAAAACTACCGTTATTTCCAGGAGACTTTGAGGTAACTCAGGGAAGTGTTATTCTTGTAGAAGGAATATTTGATTGTTTGAATTTAATTGATAAAGGTTTATCTAATGTTATTTGTATATTTGGTACAAATAACTTTGACAGTTATAAGATGTCTTTACTCAAAGTAGTAGGAGTTACAACCGTTTACACTATGTTTGATGGAGACGAGGCAGGAGAAAGAGCCACCGAAAGAGTAATGGAATTAGGTGAAAAGGTTGGCTTAACAGTGAAGAAGATACCTATTGGTAAAGGAACCGATCCAGGAGACTTATCTTTAGGAAGAGTACAAAAATTAGAGGAATATTTATATGACAGCTAGAGTAGCCTTGATTGAAAAGACTCCAAGCAAGACAGACTTTGTACGACAGTTTGAAAACGATTTTGAATTTGATAGGTATAGTTTGTGCTCAGATAGATCTAAGAAAAAAGTACTACGGAGAGATGTCGACATAGACATAGATACTTCTCAGTATGACTATGTTATCTTAGTAGGTGGAGAGACCTTAGAGTACTTTACTAAAGAGCGCTCAATTACCGAACATACGGGTAGACTTATTCAGGATAAATTTATTCCTATCATTAGTCCAGGAATGCTGGCTTTTAAGCCTGAGGCACGACCCGTTTGGAATGACTCCGTAAGCAAATTAAAAGGGTATATCTCAGGAGATTTAACAGTAGAGAAGATTAATGAAAGTCTGTTTTATGGAATTCAAGACACCCAAGAAGCATATGAGTGGGTGTGCAAAGCTATGGACAGTGATTACCCTCACGTTGCAGTAGATACTGAAACAACTGCTCTGTACCCAAGAAACGGTCATATTCTTGGGATTAGTATGTGTTGCGAGCCCGATACTGCTGTATATATAGATACAGACTACATAGATGATGTAGTGGCAGAAAAAATGCAAGAACTATTCAACAAGAAGAAGGTAGTTATGCATAATGCTAAATTTGACCTAGCAATGTTAGAGTATCACTTTGGTTTTGATTTTCCTGATATTGAAGATACAATGTTAATACACTACATGTTGAATGAGATTCCTGGCAACCATGGATTGAAGCAGCTGGCTATAAAACATACTAAGTATGGAGACTATGAAAAGCCGATGTATGATTTTATTGAAGATCATTGCAGGAAGAATGGGATTTTGCGAGGAGACTTCAATTTTAGTATGATTCCGTTTGATATCATACAGGTATATGCAGCAATTGATGCTGCAGTGACATTCTTACTGTATGATATACTAATGAAAGAGTTGAATGAAGATAAGAATATTCGAAGAGTTTACAGACAGCTTCTTATCCCAGGCATGAGGTTTTTAACAGACATACAGGAAAACGGGGTACCCTTCGATAGACAAAGATTACTGCTTGCTCAAGAAATAATGAGCAATGATATTGAACACGCAATGGAGAGACTATATTCCTACAAAGAAGTGTCTAAGTTTGAAGCTTTTCAAGAAAAAGAGTTTAATCCTAATAGCACGCTTCAACTAAGAAAACTGTTATTTGATCATATCGGCCTTAAACCCACTGGTAAAAAAACTGGAACAGGCGCGCACTCTACTGATGCAGAAGTCTTGGGTGCTCTTGCAGAACAGCATGAGATTCCCGCTCACATTCTCAGCATAAGACAGAAAGGCAAGATAAAAAATACTTACTTAGATAAAATTATACCGCAGCTAGATAGAGATAGTCGTCTTAGAACCAACTTTAGCTTGCATGGAACAACTAGTGGCAGACTTACAAGCTCAGGTAAGCTGAATATGCAGCAGTTGCCAAGAGATAATCCTGCAGTGAAAGGTTGTATAAAAGCTGCTGCAGGACATAAAATTGTAGCGATGGACTTAACCACGGCTGAAGTATATGTCGCAGCAGTTTTAGCAAAGGATAAGAAGCTGCAGGATGTATTTAGATCAGGAGGAAACTTTCACTCTACTATTGCAAAAGTAGTATTTAGACTACCTTGCGAGGTTGATGAGGTTGCTTCGCTATACTCTACACAACGACAGGCGGCTAAGGCTGTTACTTTTGGGATTATGTATGGAGCAGGGGCATCTAAGATTAGTGCTCAAGTTACCAAAGACTCAGGAAAGTATTTTTCTAAGCAAGAAGCTCAGGAAGTAATTGATGACTACTTCAATCAGTTTAGTAAGCTACGAGATTGGCTAGCTACCAAACAGGCGGAAATAGCACAAAAAGGTTATATTTATTCCGTATTTGGAAGAAAGAGGCGACTGCCCAATGTATTCTCTACAGATAAAGGAGTAGCTAGTCATGAAGTTAGATCTGGCATTAACTTTTTAGTGCAATCTGCCGCAAGTGATATTAACTTGCTAGGGGCTATAGATATGCACAAGTTTATTAAATCTAATAACTTAAAGAGTAGGATATTTGCATTGGTTCATGACTCAATCTTAGCGGAAGTACCTGAAGATGAGGTAGAGTTGTACTGTGAAAGATTGATGCAGTATGTACAGAAGCCTCGAGCGGGCTGCTACATTGAAAATGCGCCGGTAGGGTGCGACTTTGATATTGGGGATGATTACAGTTTTGGTAAGTTTGAGAAAGAATACCAAAATATTTAATGCACAGTTTCCTTTATTTGTGCTACCAAAAGATGCTTTTATAGAAGAAAAGGATGGGGTAGTATTTTTGGATGGCCAGTGCTTAGATGATAAGAATGTTTCGGATGAGAGACTTGGGATAAGAAGGCTACGGTCTTCTTATCCTAATAAATTTCCTCTTGCTAAAGCAATCCACGATATACCTTCTATGTTAAAGTCTAGTTACAGAAGATTTATAGACTCTGCAGGAGATATATTTTTCTACAATAAGACCTTAATAGTTGACTTAAAATATCATAGAATAGTTAAGATAGAAGATAGAGATATTGCCTGCCTAATATGGGTAAAGGGAATAAACTCCCCTTTTACTGTACTAAGGCCTCCTCTATCCTACATGAAGTGGGCAGGTATTCTATATAACGGCAGTTATCCTTGGATTCTGTACGAATTTTGCGAAGAAAAAAAGAAAGATACTAAAAGAAAAATATGAAAGCAGTTATATCCGATAGAATATATTTA